TACACCTACAAATGGTGTATTTAATTTTTCAGATGTAGATATTTACGAAGGTACTTTAGTTACATTTAGATATACTGTTGACAAAGAAGATCCAGACCAAAAATTTATAATTCAAAATGCAAATGCTGATACAACAACACTCAAAGTATCAGTACAAGAAAGTTCTACAAATACAACTACAAACATTTACTCTTTAGCAGGTGGTTTTAATAGTGTTACAGATACATCTAAAGTTTATTTTTTACAAGAAGTAGATGATGGTAAATTTGAAGTTTATTTTGGTGATGGTGTTTTAGGTGCGGCCGTTTCAACAGGCAATATAGTAATTTTAGAATACATTGTTACAAATAGAGATGAATCAAATGGAGCTTCTACATTTACTTTAGCAACAACTATCGGTGGATTTTCTGATATTACAATTACAACTAATTCTGTATCGCAAGGTGGTAATGCAGCTGAATCAAAAGAGTCAATTCGTTTCAATGCACCTTTAGGTTATGCCACACAAAATCGTGCCGTTACAACTTCAGATTATGAAACAATTGTAAAATCAATTTATCCTAATGCTCTATCAGTAAGTGCTTGGGGTGGAGAAGATGATGAAACTCCTGTTTATGGTACAGTTAAAATTGCAATCAAAGCGGCCAGTGGTTCTACGTTAACAACTTCTACTAAAGCAAGTATAGTGTCATCATTAAGGCCATTTAATGTTGCTTCAGTAAGGCCAGTTATTGTGGATCCTGAAACAACTTCTGTTTTAATTACAAGCAATGTAAAATATGATTCAAGATTAACTACAAAATCAGCTGCAACTTTAAAATCAGATGTGTTGAGTACTATTACTGATTACAACACAAACACTTTACAAAAATTTGATGGCATATTCAGATATTCAAAACTATTAGGTTTAATTGACAATGCAGATACAAGCATAGTATCAAATATAACAACAATAAAAATTAAAAAAACATTTACACCTACTCTAAGTTCATCTACGAAATATAACATATACTTTAGAAACGCATTATATAATCCTGTGTCAGGTTACAATGCTTCACAAGGTGGTATTTTAGAGTCATCAGGATTTAAAGTAAGTGGTGACACAACAAACGTTTATTTTTTAGATGACGATGGTGCAGGTAACGTAAGAAGATATAGATTAGTAGGTTCTGTAAGAACATATGCTATCAATACACAAGGCACAATCAATTATACAACAGGACAAATTACTTTAAATTCTTTAAACATAACAACAGTGGAAAATATAAGAGGTGAAGCTTCAACAACTATAGAATTAATTGTGAAACCAAATTCAAATGATGTTGTACCAGTAAGAGATCAAATCGTAGAGATTGATGTTGAAAATTCAAATGTTACCGTAGAAGTGGATACTTTTATAGGTGGTTCAGCTGATGCAGGAGTAGGTTACTCAACTTCAACTAGCTATTAATTTTTATGGCTATATTTAAAGATAAACTTTCAAACCTTATAGGTTCACAAGTACCTGATTTTGTACTTGACGACCATCCTAAATTTTTACAATTTTTAAAAACATATTATTCATTTATGGAAGCTGCCGAGTTAGCAGTTACATCAATTCAAACTACAGACGGCATTCAATTAGAAACTCAAACAAACCAACAGAATGAATTAATATTAGATGGCTCTCGTATTGATTCTGATAGAACAGCTTTAGATGAAGGCGATAAAATACTTTTAGAAAGTTCTACGTTTGGTAAATTTACAAGAGGTGAAACGATTGTTGGTCAAACTTCTAAAGCAACATCTACAATATTATCAGAAGATTTAAATAACAGTAGATTATTTATTATATCACAAGATAAATTTATCAAAGGAGAAACGGTATTAGGTTCATCTTCTAATGCAAGTGCTGTAATTAATAATTACAAACCAAATCCAGTAAACAATATACAAGAGTTATTAAACTTTAGAGATCCTGATAAAGTTATATCTAATTTTTTAAGTAACTTTAGAAATGAATTTTTAACTACTTTACCTGAAAATTTAAATTCTAATGTTAATAAAAGAAATTTAATTAAAAATATTAAATCATTATATAAGTCAAAAGGTACAAAAAGTGGCCACGAGGTATTTTTTAGATTACTTTTTGATGAAATATCAGAAACATTTTATCCACGTGAACAAATTTTAAGAGTATCTGATGGTAAATTTACAACAAATAAAGTTTTAAGAGCTATTACTGTAGCAGGAGATACATCTAACTTAGTGGGCAGAACAATTACAGGTTCAACTTCAAATACAATAGCAATAGTAGAAAGTGTAACCAAGTTTTTAATTGGTTCTACTCTTATATCTGAGTTTGTTTTAAGTTCAGATAGTATTGTAGGAAATTTTACAGTTGGAGAAAATATAACAGGAACTTTAAACGACACAGACGATTTATTGATTGAAGCTACAATTTCAGGAATTCCTACTACAAAAATAATTACAAACGATGGATCATTACACACTTCAACTGAATCGGTAACAGTAACAGGTGGCGGTGATGGTGCTATAATTCAAACTAATAATATAGGTTCAGGTAGTATTACAGAAATAATAATAGATAATGCAGGTGCTGGATATTCTATAGGTGATGATTTAGTTTTTGTTAATACTGGCACAAATGGAGCAGGAGTTGCAGGATTTATTTCTGTTGTTAACGGAGGATTTATACCTGAAGATAGTACAAGCACAACAGAAGATCACATTGTATTAGAAGATGCCACAATGCAAGATGATACTTATTTTGGTAATAAATTTGTACAAGAATCTGGAACAGATATTGGAGATATAACAGATATATTTTTATACGATAAAGGTTCAGGTTATACTACATTACCAACTGTATCTATTACATCAGCAGGTCAAAATGCCATATTAAAAGCTTATGGTGATGAAGTAGGAAAAGTATTAGATTTAAAAATAGTAGAATTAGGAATAAATCACCAATTAGCTCCTTCTCCTCCTACTCTTAACTTTTTTAAAAATTGTATTGTTACCGGAGTTACAGGAACATTTATTGCAAATACAACTGTAACAATATCAGGTAGTGTTACGGCCACAGTTGTAAGTTTTAACGCAGCTAGAGGATTATTATCTTTAAAAAATAATTCAGGAACAATTAATGTTAATGATACGGTAAATAGTTTAAGTGGTTCAGCAACAATTAAAAAATTTGATTTTGCTACTGCTACATTGGCTGTAGGGGCTGTTGCAGATTTAGATGGTAGATTTATAAATGAAGATGGTTTTCTTTCTGAAAACACAATGAACATACAAGATAGTTTATACTATCAAGATTTTTCTTATGTAATAAAAGTAGGCCGTTCTATTGTTGATTGGCGAGATGATTTCAAAAAAACTATGCACACTTCTGGTTTTTATTTTGAAGGTCAAGTAAATGTTGAATCAAGATTGAATGCTCGTATATCTACACCAATTACAGGTGCAAATACAGGCGTAATTGACGATCCATTCTTCTCAATTGTTAATACTTTATTTACTACAATTTTTGGTAGAAGATTAGGTACAGTGGATGATGGTACATCTTTAAGAGCAACTCCGAATGTAGGAACGGCAGCTGATTTAAATACAAGTACAATTTCTCCTTTTAGTTCAACAACAAGAGATATTACTTTAACAAGAGCTCCTATAAACATAGCATATCTATCAAGATTAAGAGGTGTTTTTGATGGTGTTAATATATCTCACGGATTTGCCTACGCTGGCCCTAGATATTCAACAATCAATAGAGAAATTTTAAAATCATTTATTAGACAATCAGGAACAAATTATTCAATAGAAGAATTAGGTAATAACGTTACTTTTGGAACACAATCATCTTTAGATGGTCAAGATAATACATTTCTCTTTTGTTCAACGGAATTAGGCAGATTTATTAAAACTAAATTGACTATGCCGTCAGAAATATTTATAATTTCACCATTTAATCAATTTGATAATACTCCTACAAAATTTGACCAAACAATTGACACAGATGGTAACCCTATAACTTTTGATGACACAACGCCTTAAAATGATTATAAATATAGAGAAAGATTAATCAATGGCTAAACAGACAATTAATATAGGTGCAGTAGCAAACGATGGAACAGGTACAAACCTGCGTTCTGGTGCAATAATTGTTAATGATAACTTTAATGAAATCTATACAGCATTAGGTAATGGTACAGCAATTACACTTACTGCTACACCTACAGAATTAAATTTATTATCAGGTGCAACGGCAATCGTTACAAGTACTAACTCGGTTGCTTTAACAAATAAAACAATCAGTGGTGCAAGTAACACACTATCTAACATTGGTAATTCTTCTTTAACAAATTCAAGTTTTAGTATAAGAGATGATTCTTCTTCTGCTATTTCTATTGCATTAGGTGGCACTTTAAAAATTAAAAGTAATGATGGCATTACAACTACAGTAAGTCAAGGCGATACAATTAATATACAATTAGATAATACTGTTGTTACATCAACATCTATAAACACATTATCTAACAAAACTATTGTTGCTTCAAGTAATACAATATCAGGCCTTACAAATACAAATTTAAATGGTTCAGCAGGAATCACAAATGCAAATTTAGCACTTCCTTATATAAGATTTACAGATGAATCATCAACTCAAAATTCTGTAGCTTTAGGTGGTAAATTAGAATTTTTAGCAGGCGAAGGAATCAATACTATAGTGGGTGCAAGTTCATTAACTATTTCTGCTGAATTAGCAACTTCAGCAAATGCAGGTGTTGCTACATTTAACACTGCAAGTTTTTTAGTTTCAACAGGAGATGTAACAATTAAAAGTGGCGGAGTTTCAAATGCTCAGTTAGCAAATTCAACTATAACATTAGGTTCAACTTCAACATCATTAGGAGGAACAACAACTTCTATCGCTGGCCTTTCTTTAACAGGTTCAGCAAACACAATTGATTTAACAAGTTCAGGAAATAAATTAAGATTTAACTTTGCATCTACTGGCGCTAGACCAGATGCTACAACATATCAAGGTGCATTAGCCGTAGTAACAGGTACAGCAAAAGCATATTTTGCTGACAGTGGTGGTTGGAACGAAATTGCAAACGAAAACTCTAGTATTAATTTATTTACAGACGTTGATTTAGTTACACAAGCTCCATCAGACCAACAAGGTTTAGTTTGGGTGAGTGCAAGTGGTAAATTTGTACCAGGCACAGGAGATTTAATTAAAACGGCCGCATTAATAGATGTAACAAATAGTGGTTTTAGTTCATATCAATTTAACTCACATTATTCAGGAAACAATCCTACTTTATATTTCAGACCAGGACAAACATATGCTTTTAGATTAAATAATGTCACTGGCCATCCTTTTCATTTACAAACAGTTTCAGGAGCATATAGTTCAGGTAATGCTTACACAACAGGTTTAACTCACGTATCATTAACAGGTGCGATAACAACTGGTGCTTCTGCTCTACTTAAAGTGAGTGGTATTTTATACTACGAAGTTCCTTCTAATTTAAGCACAACAATATATTATGTATGTCAAAACCATTCATCAATGGCAGGCAAAATAGTTATAGGAAATATAACAGAAACGGCCACAGGTGATGGTTCAACTACAACATTAACAATCAATAGTGGTAGAAACGTAAATGATTTATTGGTTTTTGTTAACGGTTCTTGTTTAAGACCAACATCAGATTATACTATATCAGGAACAACATTAACTTTCGCAACAGCACCAGCAGGATCGGCAGCTATTATAGTAAGGTACTTATAAAAATGTTGTATAAATATAACAAAAGAAAATAAAGAATATGCCAGCAATTATAACAAATAAGTTTAGAATCAACAACGCTGAACAATTTAGTGAGTCGTTTTCAGAAGCCTCACCAGAGACCTATTATCTAGGTGTTGGTAGACCTCAAGCGTTTGCTACACAAACAAGAGGTGATTTAAGAACAGAAAATCAAGGCACAGATGGTGCTCCAATTACACCTGTTGACAGTGTCATAGAAGAATTTAATACGTTTGATGATTTGCTTGGTGTAAAAAAACTTGCATCTTCAGATGTATCTTTCGTAATACCACGAAGAAACTGGACTACAACTACAGTTTATGATTATTACAGACACGATTATGGCAATCGTATTACAGGCACAACAACAGCACAAACAGCAAACAGTGGTGCAACAACTTTATTTGATGCAACGTTCTATGTATTAACTACAGCAAGAAACGTTTACAAATGTTTAGATAATAATGGTAATGCAGCTTCAACTACAGAACCAACTGGTACATCTACATCTATTTTAACAACTGCTGATGGGTATAAGTGGAAATATATGTACACTTTAACAGCAACACAACAAGCAAATTTTTTATCAACAGATTTTATGGCCGTTGCTACAGATGCTACAATATCTTCAGCTGCCGTTGATGGCGCAATCAGCACAGTAAAAATTAAATCTGGAGGTACAGGTGGTACAAACGGAACATTTACAGGCATTTCAATAAGAGGCGATGGCACAGGCGGAACAATTTCTGCTGTAGTATCAGGAGGTGTTGTAACAGCAGTAACAGTTACAAATGCTGGTTCAGGTTATACAATTGCTTATATAAGAAATGCAGATATAGTTTCTGCTGGTGCAACAAGTTTAACAGGATCAGAAATAGATGTAATTATTCCACCAAAAGGTGGCCACGGTTTTAATGCCGTATCAGAATTAGGTGGATTCTTTGTAATGTTAAATGTAAGTTTAGAAGGAACAGAAGCCGCAAACACAGGTGACTTTAC